TGATTTCGGAGGAGCTTCACGTTCCCTTATGATATGAAATACACGTCCGTCGTCAATTCGTCTGAATTGTCTTACGCCGGTAAGATTCAGCTCATTTTTGAGTCCGGGCAGAATCACGGTGTATACGAGATTCACGCATTTCCTGTTTCCGCTGCGGTATTCATGCCTCGATTCAAGTACAAATGCCGCCTCAAACTCCACACCGTCCGTGTAGGTTATCACTTCGCCGCCTTCACCGTCATCGGATGTTTCAAAATGCATCAGCACGCACCGCCGCAGATTCCTCTCGTATATTTTCATACAAGCATCCTCCTGTAGGGTGAGAGTCTGCGCTTAAAAGCAGTCTGCCAGCTTCCATCCTCACTGTCACGGGCACTTTCGTTTCTTCTCGATGTGCCTCTGAGGGTGTAGGAATAGCCGCCGAAGGATTCCGATGCATAGGGAGAAAGCGCCGCATCGCCGTATTTGTCTATCCACTGAGCGACTTCATCGGCGAGATCGCAGAAATCCCTGGGAGGTGCCATCAGCCAGATCTGACCCGTGAACTGCTCATCCCTGAGTTTCTTCGGAAATGTATCGGACATCTGCCACACTCCGTCGTTGTAAAGAGAGCCGACAATCCTGTAATACTGCCCATCCGCAAGCGAAAAATCGCCGCTGACAACCGCATCGGATGAGGAGAGAGCCAAAGCCCCCTCACTCACCGAAAAAGTGCCGCTGATTTTGTCACTGTCCGCGCGGATGAAATAATTTCTGACCTCACGGCAGAGTGAAGTCATCATTTCCGCCCCGGTCATCATTCACCGAAGGTAGAGACGATCACGCCGTCCAGTCTTTCGGCAAAGAGCGCCATACCGTTGATTACGGTGGAAGATGCAGTCATATTGGTGTAATCGGGTTCCTCGTGAATACCGATAAGACCGCTTTCATCGGAAGCAAAACGGAATACCTCGCCGAGATCCGCGCTGTTGACGGGGATGTAGTAAAGCACGATGTTTTCCTTGGCGGTTGCATAAACTGTACCTGCGGGAACGGAGGAATTCATGATCAGAGTACCGAGACCGAGGAAGTTTTCGATGTAGGTCATGCCGAATGCGTTCTGCATGGACACCGCACTGTCCGCAAGATAATCCGCCACATCAAGGGGATTCACGAAATACACCGCGTCAATGTCATCATCCTCGAACTTCACCTGAAGCTGCCCCCACGCCTGAGCAAGAGCCGCCTGCAGAGTGGAGCCGGATGCCTCGCCGGAACCGTCCGCAAGAAGATTGAAGAAGGACTGTCTGATTTCGCGCTGAACATCGCGGAGCATGCGGTCGGTCATAGCTTCCACAGCCTGATCGTAGCCGCGTTCGATAATCGCCTCAGCCGTAGTGGACTTACGCCACTTCTTGAGGGTGATATTGCCGTAGGTTACGGGAGTTGTGGTATACTTGGAAAGAGGAATCACCGCACCTTCCGCCACATTGCCGTCCTGGAGAGTGCCGGATGCGGTATAGGACTTCAGTACAGAGCCGGCCTGCTTGGGGATGCGTCTTGCCACACCGAGAAGCTCCATAAGCTTTTCGATATTTTCGGAGAAAATCTCTACAAATTCAACCTCGCGTACGCGGGAGAGATCGGTGGTGTTGATAGTGTTTGTTTCTGCCATAATTCATTTTCCTTTCTTTCATCAAAAATTATAGTGATTGTTGTTTTTGGTTCAGCTGAAGATTATGCCCACTCAATAGTTTTTGGCTTAACTTTGGAAAATGACTCGCAAGAGTCATTTTCGAGAGTGGGATGGTTTTCTTACAGTTTTAGCTGAAGGTTATGCCCACTCAATAGTTTTTGGCTTAACTTTGGAAAATGACTCGCAAGAGTCATTTTCGAGAGTGGGATGGTTTTCTTACAGTTTTAGCTGAAGGTTATGCCCACTCAATAGTTTTTGGCTTAACTTTGGAAAATGACTCGCAAGAGTCATTTTCGAGAGTGGGATGGTTTTCTTACAGTTTTAGCTGAAGGTTATTCCCACTCAATAGTTTTTGGCTTAACCTTGGAAAATGGCTCGCAAGAGTCATTTTCGAGAGTGGGATGGTTTTCTTACAGTTTTAGCTGAAGGTTATTCCCACTCAGCCGAACAGCTCAAAGTTTTCGAGAATCGCCGCACGTCTTGCATCACGGTCCTTTATCGCCATAATGCTTTCTCTGGTCATAGCCTGACCGCGGTACATGGGCGGACTCGCCACGGGTACGGATGAAGCCGGTATCAGATCGCTCCACTCATCCCTGACAGCTTCGGCAATCTTCTCGCCGCCGATGATATTGCCCGCATCATCAAGCTCAAAGCTGTCGGGTGTGCATAGTCCAGCGAGACGGCCGCGGTATTTTTCGGGAATTCCGCATCCGCCGAGAAGTGTCCGATAAGCTTCCTCCTTTCGTCTTCTTTCGTCAGCGGATGCAATTTCGGCACGGTACCGTTCAAAAGCCTCGTGCTCACTGCTGTATTTTGCCTGCCAGTCAATTTCACTGTCAGACTCACACTGCACACTGATTTCTTCTGTCACGGATTCTGCCCCTGTGCCCCGATCTTTCCGTTTTCTCTTCCAGAATGACATTTACTCACCTCCTTTCATCATTCCCCTGACGAATACAGAGGAAAGAATTGCCGCATACTCCACTTCGTGGCAGGCAGCAGCGTTTCTGAGATAATGCGCCCCCGGTCTGCCCAGCACACCCAGCTCCACATACCCGGCATAAGGAACCGATGTACCTATGGCCAGAACATTGCCCGACACCGTATACCCGATCGAATCCCGGAGCCTGCCTGTATCCACAGGTACATATACCCGCGCATGGGAAACTGCCGCTTCACCGACCGCAGAAAGCGCATCGGCAGCAGCCGGGCCGATTCCCGCGAGTACAGCCGATGTACTGTCTTTTGCAGTAATCATCACACTGCTTCCTTTCTGCGCGCGAGAATTTCGTCAGCCTCATCAACGCTGAGCCACGGGAGCTTTTTCAGCACCGCTTCAGCATCGAGATAAGCAGCAGCCGCGAGGATCATCTCCGTGTCCTCAAGCTGATTTGCCACCTGCGAACGCTTGAAGGTGGGGGTGTCCTCAATTCCGCACAGCCCGAGAATTCCCGAAATGAAATCGATCACCTCGTACTCGAACAAATCGGTTTTTGCGTTCAGCGGCTCATATGCCGCGCGGATTTCGGTGGCAGTCTTGTTCCCTGCTGAAATCGAATGTACATCCACCGCCATGAAATTGATGAAAAGTTGTCTTTCAAGCCTGTCCAGAGCCGCGGAATGAGCCTCAAAGGGAGTTTCCACAATATGGGATTCCACTCCCGAGTTGTCATCGCCGTCAGCGTGGGCAAAGTGGTGCCGTCTGAGCTGTTCGATGAATTTTGCATCATCGGCTTCGTTCATTCCGTCACAGTTTTTGAGAATCCAGTAAATGAAGTTTCCCTCATCCACATTGTTCACAAGCCCCGACGCCATCAGATCATACGCATCGATGACATGACGGTTTCCGGCAAGATCGGACTGCTTCAGCGTGTTGAACAAGGGGACAATCGGCAAGCTGACGGGAGCATGCTTACCGCGCACCCCCGAAACAAGAGCATACGCCTTCTTTTCACCCATGCAGCGGATTTCATCCCCGGGAGATCGGATATAATCGGTGTATCCGTCGGCTTCGTACAGGGTATAATACATGCCGAGAGCATCCGACAGATTCACAAATCTGATTCCGGCTGCCAGCTTTCCCGAAAATGCATCGAACAGCGGTACAAAATCACGCACAGTGAACATATCCACATGCTCTCCATTGAGAAAGCCGAAGGCCATACCGCCGTTTTTCGCTTCAGCAGCAAGTGACACAAGCTTGCGGTCAAAATCACGTCCCAGTGCGGCGCGTGTGTCATCCTTTTCAAAGAATACGCCGTTTGCCAGAAGATGCCCTACCGCCTGAGTGGTGAAATAGTAGTACCAGTTTGACACAATCTTGTTGTTCGGCGACCAGTTATCCGGAATCGCACGACCTGCCATGGTATAAAGCAGCTTCTGATACCGCATGATCGTGGGATTTTCCAGATGATAATACCTGTCGCAGAGGACTGCCGTCTTGTACAGCTCCGATGACATGTGACTGCGTACAGCAGCTTCGATAAAAATGCACACATCGCGCCCCGACGACATATGAGTTAAATAATCCTGATAAGTTAACATAAAACCTCGCTTCTAAGAATTTTGATAGATGCAGACCATGACTTCGGGAAATGTCAGTTCCCTTTCATCCTGTACCTGAGTACAGTGGACACAAAGTACCGCACATCGTCCATGGCATGGTCGTTTTCCTTGATGACACGGTCTTCGGCTGAATCCTGATCCCAGCGATACAGCCCGAATTCGCGGATGCAGTCGGTACAGGAGCGCATGATTCTGACGTTTCCGCCGGCAAGACATACCGCAACACGGCGTATACCGTCAAAGACCTCGTTTTTCGCCTTCTTTACACGAAATCCCCGTCTTTTCAGCGCAGTGACAAAGGAAGCTGCCGAAGGGTCAACGATCACCTTTGAAATCTCACGTCCGTCCGCCAGCTGCTCAATGGCATCGCAGTAATCCTCATCGGTGAGAAGACTTCTTGTGTCCCGACCGCTGTGGTAATATTCCGCGATTCTCACAGCCCGATCGCCTTTCATCATCCAAAGCCCTGCCGAAAAGGGATTCATTGTTCCGTAGTCCACGGAAATGCAGTATTCGCATCCCTCCCCCATGCCATCGGGGATTTTGTCAAGGATATTCGCCTCGGAAAAGTCGTACACAAGCCCCTCTGCCAGGACCCATCTGCCCATGATGTACCTGTCGTAGTAAACCGTTCCGGCATACTCCCGCATGAGATTCTCACGGAAAGCGGAGGGCAGGAAGGGATTGTCCGCAAGGGTGTATACCTGATGATAGAGATCGGCGCCGCTGTCCAGAAACCGCTTCAGCCAGTGTCCCGGATACTGGGGGTTGTATGTACCGTCGAACACGGAGTATTCCCTGTCCAGTCGGGATTTCAGCAGCTCGAACACCGAT